TGTGATATATTTGTTGGGAGATTAAGTGTGATTGTGGAAGGTCCTGTAGTAGTTACCCCCGCAGGTGCTTGATAAACGTCACCCGTTGGTGCGACTGAATTAGTAAAACTTCCATTTGCTGTGTGGGTGATTGTTCCTGTTGCGGTATAATCCCATCTTGCGTTATTATTACCTGTGATTCTTAATTCGGAAATATAATTAACCCCCCCATTTGTAGAAACTTGAACATCGACAATATCAGCAACATCTACCCCCCTTGTTGTTGCGGTTGAATTTGAAAATGTGTATGAAGCCAAACGAAATTTAAGTTGGTATTGTCTGTTTATGTTTAAACCCGTTACATTTGGTAACGAATACCAATCTTGTTCATTACCCGATGTTCCCGAACCTGAACCATATATTACAGCACTGAGTGTTGGTGAAACAGATGCGTTATTAAACCAACCTGCCGTCACCGCTGGTGTCCACCATCCGGCAGATAAGTATGCGGATGATGACGTTTCCATATTATCAAACTGAATAACTGTTTGACTTATTAGTATATTTGATACTAAAACAAATAACGTAATTAATAAATTTTTCATATGATTTCTTTTTAAATAATTATATGAAACATTTTATTTTTTTAAAACAGATTTAATTGATATTTTATCAAATAATAGTTTTACACGAATAAATTCTATTTAAACAAAAAAAGAGTCAGATTTCTCCGACTCTTTTCTTATTCTATTTTAAGATTTGATTATCTCAATTCTCTTAAATCAAATGTACGAACACCGTCTACAGTAATTCTTCCGTAAAATCTGTTGTTCACCATTTTTTTCGCGTATCTTGTCATAATACCTTTAATTGGTGTAAAGTTAAACGGATTGTACATTGTAGGTGTCAATTGTAGAGGTACATACGGTGCGTAAACGTACCCAGTATCCAACAATGATGTTCCTTTATGTCCAATTAGGATTTGGTTTGGTGGGAAGTATGGGTCACGGTACACTTGGTAACGTCCTGCCAATGTTCCAACTCTTTCAATACCCATATTGTACTGATCTTGCTCAGGAGATGCGTTAGATACGTGGAAGTATTCTAAATCATCAAAGATTGCAGAAACTTCAGAAGATACAACAATCCAGTTAGCTCCACCTCTCAATGTAGATTTGTGGATTTGTGCTGACAATTGGTTGATTGCTGTAATCAAAGTTTGATTCCAATCTTTTTGAGTGTATGATGTTGTTTGAGAAATTCTTCTCCATCCGTTGTAATCCCATCTTAGGTTCCAAGCCGCTCCCTTTCTAAGGTCTCTCAAGATTTCTCTATCGATTTCTGCCGCCACTTGCTCAGACAATAATGCTGTTAATTCAGCCTCAGCGTCGATGTTATGGAATGCAGAAACGTCTTGTGCCAATTCAGGTGACCATTGTGCTCTTAGTTTTCTTTCAGTTACAGAAACAGTTACTGATTCTAAATCAAAAGAAACCTCACCAATTTGGTCTTCAAATTCTAAGTTAGCGTATCTTCTCCAAACTGCTGAGAATGGAGTACCACTTAAACCACCTGTTAAAGTAGTTCCTGTGTATCCGTCTAATGATGTAGCATCACAATCAGCACATACAGGACAAGAAAGATCCACTTCTAACAAGATTTTACCATCTTGAGAACAGATATTATCATATGAACCACCATTTCCTGTTGATGCCCATGATGTTGGTGTTTGAGTAGATGTAGGTGTTACAATACCTTTACCATATTGTTGAGTAACAACTCTAAACAATAATGAATTAGGATTACCGTCTGAGTTATAAACAACATTACATGGTGTAGATGCTGATAGAACTGAAGAAGCCTTTGCAACGTTAGAGAAAACTCTTAAATCAGAAAGGAAAGTTTCAGAATCAACTTCACTACCATCAGGACCAATTAATTTTCCTGTACCTGCTTGAGTAAATCCACCAAGTTCCAAGATAACTTTTCTTACGTTAGTTCCACTTGGGTATTGGTTTGTTGCACTAGTTAATGAACCATTACTCCAAACTTTAACGGTTGCAGTTGAAGTAACCGCTGACCATTTTCCTTTTGAGTAATCAAATAATCCTGGAGGGCTTAATTGACCTTCAGCACCTTCATAAAATAAATCATAAAGACTTTTAGAAAACGCGTTTGCGTTAGGTGGGTAACCAGCACCAACACCTGTAGTACCTGTATTAGATGGAGATCCAACAGGTGAATAGTGATATGCGTTACCACCGTAAGCATTAGCCGCAGTTTGATCGGTTGAAGAAGAATAACCTTGGATTCTTGGTACAAAGTAGAACAATTTACCGATAGGTAAGTTCATTGCTTGTACAGAAACTAAATCGTTAGCCAACAATTTAGAGAATACGCGTCTAACGATAGGAAATACTACAGTTTCGAATGAACCTGAACTATCAGTAGATGCTGCTTCGTTTATTAGGTGAGACGCTTGGTTTTCATATAATTGTGCCATGTTCTCTTTAACGTGTCCTTTAAGACCGTCTAGGAATCCTAATTTATCCCATTTGTTAATTGTATCTTCTTTGATAACTTTAAGGTGTTTTAACCCGATATTACCAACAAGACCTGATTCTAATAATGCTCCCATTTTTTAATTTTTAATTAGAGTTTATTTTTTTATTATTTTGTATATAAATATACAGTTTTTTAAAAAAGTTTATTTTTTATTTAATTTTTGCCATTAAATCCTTCATTCTCATGAACTGAGGATTCTCATACGTTTTACTTTCGATTAGATTTGTTGCCGATCCTGTTTTAGGTGTTTTAATAACTTTTTCAGTTATTGACTCCTTAACAACATTTTTAGTCCCTTCTCCATCTAATTCGTTTTTGATTGTTTTGTAAAGATTTTTTGATTCTTTTAAAGTTTCAACGTTGTCAAATCTTCTAAGAATATTAATCTTTTCTTGTTTTGTTGTTGAATGTTCTGTAAATAATCTTGTAGAATAAGCAAGATTAGAATTAAAAACAGCAACTTCATTTAATTTATTTCTAAAGAAGTCTAACGCCTTTTTATATTCTTCATTTTTTTCTCTTAAAACTACCAATTCTTTATTAACCGATTCTACTCTTAGGTGTTTAGGTGCAGTTCTTGGTTTAGGTAAACCTTTTCTACCCCAATATTTACCATTACCTAAAGTTCTTGATGCTTCAGTAGTTTCTATTTCAGCATCTTGTTCATAAGCCATAACATCTTCATACTCTTCTTCTTCCCAAGCTTCAAACTCTTCTTCTTCGTAATCAGTTTCAGTAACACCGTGTTTCATTTTAGAAGGGTATTTAGTAGCACTTTTAGCGTTACCATTTTTTCCATGTCTTTTAGGTGCTTCCTTCATTTTTTCGTTGAATCCTCCTTCCATGTTAGGTTTTTTACCATATTTAAATGTTTCCATAACCGCTTCTAAGTCATCTTCAGACATTTCGTAAAAATTTTCATTTTCACCCATTTCTTCATAACCTTCACTAAATTCATCATCAAAAGACATAAAATCTTCATCATCAAACTGTTCTCCCATTTCACTACCATACAAAGAATCGTTTAGTGCACTTAAAAAATCATCTTTATCTTCATTTTCCATTACATTATCTTGTGTTGGTTCAGATTCACCACCAAATGAAATTAAGTATTCGGTATTGTTGTTACTATCAACTAAATGGATGTCACCATCATCTTGTTTTTTAACAATTATACCGTCTTGATCTCCCATTGCCTTAAATACTCGTAATACTTCTTCTGGAGAAGCCTGAGTCATATCTAATGGTGGTAATTCTTCTTGATTATCTTCTTCGGCTCCCATCGCAACATCTACGTCCGTTACCTCCGAATCTTCTACACCGTCTTCTTCTCCACTCATTTCAGGGTCTATGTCAGTCGCGGGCTGATCTTCACCTTCAATTTCTGGTTCATCCATTTCAGGATCATTTTCATCTTGTTCGTGTAGATTTTTTCTCCCTTTTAGGGATTCTTTTACTAGTTCACTGATTTCTTGTTTCATTGTAGAAGCAAGTATTCCTTTTGCGTTTTCACTGATAGCATCCTCTACTGCCTTAATTTGCAATAAAGTTTGTTCAACTACAGATTTGTTTTTTTCCATAAAAAATGCAATATTTTTTGCTGTATTATTGTTTATTTTATAAATAAATATACTGCCCTTTGAAAAAAACTAAGTTTAAACAAAAAAAAACGGGAGTCGTTATGACTCCCGTTAAATTAATTCACTATAAAAAAATTATTTTATTCTATTACTTCGTCGATTTTACTCTCAACAATAGCAGTTATTCTCCAATCCATTGTGTATGTTTCATAAGCCTTTGTTACCTTAGCCTCAACATCTGTTGGTGAATACCCTTTAACTAATTTTTCTTCTTTAATTTTTTTAATTTTTCCTGTGTTTTCATCTACCATATCGGTAGTTACTCTAGCTACAAAATATTTTTCGTCCATGTCTTAATAATTTTATTTATCCAAATAATCGGATAATCTTTTCATTAAGTCAATAGATTTACTAAGTGGATTAGAATTTGATTCTATATTTTCATTCTCCGTTAGTTTTTCTTCGTAATTTGGCCTATCTTCTTTATTTAAATAAAGGTATGCTCCTGGAGTTGAAGGTGAGGAAACTAAATCAAAACATATAAGTTCAAAATCTTCTTGCACTTCATTCTGTTCTCCTTTTTTTACTAACGAACCCACACCTCTTGAAGAAACCCCCATTGTAACACCCTGTCTCATCATGTTAGCAGCAACATCGCCTTTAGAAGAAACAATACCTCTTTCATGAAACCCTGGAGTGGTTAGTAATTTAATCTTACCCATCAATACATTATCCTCCCACCACACATCAGTAATTAAGTGAGCCACCCTATCTAAATCAATAAGAGATGATTCGGGGTGATTAAGTTCAGATATTGACATACCTTTATTAATCATTTCTTTATATCTGTCGGCTTCTCTTTTTAATATTTTTTCAGGATAAATTCTACCATTTCTATTTGGTACTCCATATTTTTGTAATGTAGCATAAAAAACAAAAGGTTTAGAATGGTCTAATTGACCATAAGATTCTTTTATAACTTGACTATTCCTAAATTCATTGGGATTGATTGTCCCCGCATCCCACTCAACTAAAATTCCTTTACCTGTGTCGTTTGGTCCTAATATTTTCATAATGTTTTTTATGATAAATATTATATTAATTCGGTTTCTTTTATTTTTGTTTTACTTAAAATAAAATACTTAGATTTTTTTAGGTCATCATAATAAACTGAAGATATTATTTTTTTTATTTTTGACCTTAGAATTAACGATTTAAAATCAACATTTTTTTCATGAACAAATAAAGTTATTTCTAAATTTAAAAAACTTTTTTTGTTTTTTTGAATTCCGCTGGTTCTTAAATCAAGATCGACTATTTGTTTCCTTTCAAATAATGTAAAATCAACAACTTCTAATAATGTATGTAAAATTTGTCTTTTTATTAATCCTGTTATTTTGGTCCAATTATCGTCATCAACTATTGGTTCAACCCATGTTTGTAATACTAAATAAATTGATTTTAATTCTTTAGAGTCGACTGTACCATAGTGACATTTTGCATCATCAAAAATATTTAATTTTGATGTTTTTCCTTTTTTCATTTTTCATTTCTTTCGAGTTTATTTTTAACAATTATAATTAAAAATGATAAACTTGTCAAAAATTAAAAAAATACTTACTATTTATATTGTAAAACCAAAAAAACTTATGATTATAGTACACGTAAAAAATGAAAAGTCTCTTGAACAAGCATTAAAAACATATAAGTTTAAAATATATAAAACAAAACAAATCCAAAAATTACAAGAACGTCAAGAATATAAAAAACCCTCCGT